CGTTGGTATGACTCCCAGTTGAACGCAGTCCCCAAGGCAAGGGACTGCGCCAATTCTGCTTGTCGAATTTTGATCACATGGATCAATTGTTCAATCATTTTTTCTTAGCTTGGGACAAACCACCTTGGGGCTTACCGTTGCCCTTAGGTTGCATGCTTTGACCTGTGAGCTTCTCGCCCATAGCCAAGCGCTTGTGCTGGGGAACCAACACGCTCTTTTGTTCTTGATCAGATGTTGACATTTGGAACTCCTTGAGGTTGTGGCATGCCTTCTGGCATACCTTGTTGCGGCATCTCTGCCATTGGTGCGCCCATTGTAGGCGCGGTTTCGGGCATTTGCGTAGTTGCAATATCCGTAATCGTTTGATGTGTCAGCTTTGCATTCTCGATGGCAATCTTTGTCTTGTTGTCTTCGAGGTGCTTTTGCATATCCATCTGCAATTTTTGAGTGTCGAGTTGCAAACGAGCTTGATCCTCTTGCGTCTTGCGCTGAGTCTCTGCCATGTTTGTGTCTTTGACAACTTGTGCATCTGGCGGTAGAACTTGCTTCTGTGCATCTTTGCGCTTCTGTGCCTGCTGAATTAACTGCTGGAACGCTGGAGCAAACTGCTCGAACACTTCCTTTGTATCCATGCCAACGTGAGCACCGACAGCCGTATAAAGCTGATCAATGGTGCCTGTGAGCATTGGATCATCGTAGTTATCCACGGGCTTGCCATTGCGGGACTGAGCCACGTAGCCATTGGAGCGGTTCAAATACCACAAAGTCATGTGTTGCTTAATGTGCTCGATGAGGTTGTTCAGGTAGCCGGGATCTGCAAACGGTGACTGGCCCAAGAATGGGTTCATTGCAAATTGCAAGTGATCCTGAATGTGTGCAATGTGATCCTGTTGCATGTACGCATACGCAGGTTGACCAATCAACATAGCCGCATTCTCGTCTGCAGAAGTACGCTGTTCAGGCGATGGAACATCCTTCATCAACTCATTGATGTTAGGTATCTTCATTTGCTTCAATGAACGTGCCAGCACCTTGTTCATGTTGAACTGCTCAGGGTGCTTATCTGCCAACGACAACACAGCTTGCATCTGAGCCATACGTTGAGTCTCAGAGAAGATGTGCGGATCAGATACAGGGATCACGTCTGTGTTCTTTTGGAAGTCTTCGCGGCTGATCTCCAGATCTGCCACAACGTCAGACTTGCGCATCTCGTCAAAGTGCCAACGGTTTAGCCGGCACAAGATCTTCAACACACGCGCTTGTGACTCGTGCAAACGTGCGTGAATAGACGAGAAGACCGCCGCACCTTGCTCAATCAATGCTTGAGTGGTGCCTACAGGGGCATTAGCGTTAACGTCAGCGATTTTTTCCTCTGAGGTGGACACTACCCCCTTTGCCGCTGTATCAAGCCAGCCTAGGAGCCTAAACAAGACCTCTGAGGGTGGGTTAAACGGCATGGGCATGGCAATCTGGCGAATGTCTTGTACGCCGGGCGCCCCCTCAATCTCCACAATCTGCGTCACATCCACCTGTTGTGACTGACCAGACATCTTTGCGCCCTTGAGCTTGAGCATGGTTGCGGCATTATTGATATGGGCAGAGTCCAATAAAGCGCGTAAAGAGCCTGTAAGAGCGGCAGACAGACCGCCAATGAGATGAGGTAATCCAATCGCATATGCACCCCTCCAAGGAATGAACTTGAACTCCACAATCCAATCAAGCTTGGTCATCGTCTCGTCTTGCTCTTCCCAGTTACGGTACAGACCAATGACTTCGTTGTCCAACTCGTCAATCATTATGATGTAAGGAGCCATCTCACCCTTGGTGTACTTGTCTTCTTCTAACTCCAAGTAAGTGTAGATGTGGTAGACGTTACGCAAACCATCGTCGTTGTCTTCAAACTTCTTACCTTCAATCTTATTGGTCGCCTTCTGAGCCTTCGACATTTCAGGCTCCATCGTGTTGGGGATCATGTCGATGTTGCGGTACATACCGCTGGCTACTCGACGATTGAATTCCCACGCAGTAATCTCATGAACCTCAGCGGCACGTTGTGCTGTGTAGAAGTTACTCGCGGCAAACGGCAAAATGATCCTGTCGATTGGAACAAACTCCACGCAAGGGCGCTTTTTCTGCTCGTCAAACCAAATCTTGAAGTACTGTGAGCCACCCAATGGCAACTGAGTCAGCAACTGCTCTTGCTCATCCCTGAACTCTTCAATCTGCTCTGTGATCTGCCAGTTTAGGTAGTCACGTTTGCGCTCTGCCTTCTCAGCCTTGATGTCGTCCATCTTGCCCAGCACCTTAGTGCGGACTGGGCCATCAGGTGGGAACATCTCTTTGATTGCTTTAGCGGCAAAGTCAACACAGCCCTCAGCCATAGCTGGGTGTACAACTTTGCTGGCACCCATGAAAGTGGCGCCACCGGGCGCATCATTGCCCATACCCGTGCGCTTGATACCCTCTTCGTACTGCTTATCCCTCTGCTCACGCGCTGACTTGTCAGTTTTGAGCAAGTCGGTATAACGCATAGCCAACTTAGACAGATCATATTCGTCATATGACTCCGCCATGTTGGAGTAGAAGTCTGGATTCTCTTCAGGGCCACCGTCAGGCATCGTGACAACAGCCGATCCATCAGGCATCTCTTCAATGTCAGCCAAATCCTCAGGCAGTTCTACGTCAGCACTGCCATCTTCATTCTCAGTGATCATTGGATCTTGTGTGGGGTCAAGTTCGTCCATCATTTGGCTTTCTTGTTACGTGTCAGTTCTAACAACATGGTGTCCATGTCTTTGTTCATTGTAACTTTACGTTTGTGTCCAGACAAAACGTTCTTTTCAACTGCTTCGTGATCGTCTCCACGCATAGCCAAATGACGTTGGGCAACCACGTTCTGCTCAGGGAATGCATGGAAGTCGTCATCACTAAAGCCAATGTGACGTCCACCAACTGAACCACCACCTGCGTAAGCTTTTGGCTTAGGTTGGAACTTCATTACTTGTGGTGCGGCGTACTCTTTGCCTTTAGCTTTGGCTTGATCTTCTGGTTTGTCAATCTCATACTCACCATTGTTTTTTTCTGCATGTTCAATGTGAGAAGGACTTACGTGATGCGTGAACGAAGTTTGGTGACCAATGTTGCTGGTTGACTCGGTAGGTGTCGTCATCAAAATATGACCAGCTTCCTTGCCATTCTTAGTCTTAAATCTATTCTTCGGCAAAAACTCAGTGTCTTTGAAGCGCGAATCCGTAGGAATCATGTGCGGAGTGCCATCATCATTCTTACCAACTTGAACTAAACGTGGGTGCAAGATGTGTTGCTTCTGATAGTCGTAACGCAAACCTTCATGGGTGGTATGCCCGTAGTGCGCTTTCTCAGGTGTAGTCGGCTTTCCGTTAGGGCCAAAGTGACCTTCTGCGCCCTCTTCACGCTCTTCAGGTGTTAGATCCTTTTCAGGACGTCCTGTAGACCAGTATTTAGCATGGGTTATCGCTTTTTCCATGCTCTTAGCCATAGGTGAACCGCGCTTTACGTCGGTCACCATGTACGAACCCTTAGGCGGCGTCTTATTGCCCTGCTCGTTCTTGAAATCACCGTGGTTGTCAGCCGCCATCACAGTGTTACGAACACGAGCTTTATCGCGAGCAACGTTCTCTGTAATTTCTTGACCCTTCTTAACCTTGGGGCCAACGTTTGAATGCGTCACATGGTAGCCATTCTCAGGATCATGCAACTCATTAGTCTTACCGTATGAGTTGGCAATGATTGGCGGCTTGTCATCCATCTTGCGCTGTTCATTCAAATGACGAATGACATGGCGTGAAGACACGTCAGTCTCGTCCACAACGTTAGGACGGTACAACATGCGCTTGTTTTGCTTGTCTGCACGGTTGGCGGCATTACGCATAGAACCAGTGTGCGCAATGATCCAGTCTCTAGTCATAGCTGGATCGTGCTTGGCAATCGCATGACCAGCACGACGGCTCACAGCGGCGGCGTACTGCGACTCCGCATTAGGCGCAAAGCATGTACCTTGCTTAGTGTCCACAATACCCTCGGCGCTCTTACCACCACCACAGCCCTCGGTCTGACCGGGGCAGGTATTGATCACCTTGTAGTCCATATCTTTGCCGTGTCCCTTAGGAAACAGCGCATGACCAGCGATACCTTTGGACGCATAGCCAACGTGCGAGCGGCCCTCTTCGTCGTGCTCATGCTCCACAGTGTCTAGCTTCTCAGACTCGTCCAACGTGTCTTTGTTGTGCTTAATAAATTTAGCGGAACGAATTTTATTCAAAGCTTCTTGCTCTGCACTCTTTTGCTCTTCGAGTGGTTTTGCAAAGTGCTCTTCTAATGTTTGCTTGTGGATTTTTCCTACCTGACCAAGGTTTAAAGGTTCGCGGTGCTCTTCACCATAAACCTTTGCCCGTGCATCCATCATGTTCTTCAGCCCTTCAGCGCCTGCTTTGGGGTTGCCCTCAATCAAATGCTTAGGCACCACGATGCCCTTCACGCCACCGGCGCCAGAAGCCGCCACGGTAACGCGCTTCTCCGTGGATGGATCTTTCTTAGCCGCTAACTCAGCCTTCATCTCGTCAATAGACTTAGCGCTACCACCTTCAGCCAAACCTTGGGGCTTTAGAGCCGCCATCGCTTGTCCTTGGGGGGTCATACTCAATATGTTGCTTCCGCCTTGTGGTGGTGGCATTCCGCCCTTTTGAGGCATACCGTCATTAGGTGCTTGGTCATTCATAGGCACCTGATCCATGCCGGGTTGCTGACCCGCTGGGTTGGGCATCAACTGGTGACCGGGCTGTTGCTTGCTCATGTCAATCCCACCAACAGGCAAACTACCCTGAGACGTGTCAATACCGCCTACAGGCATCCGACCAGCATCAGGGCTACCAGTGGTAGGTACATACGCTTTGATGCCCATGCTAGGGGCTTCCTCGGCGCCAATTGATTGGAGTTGATTCAGCCCTTTAAATCGGTTCATCAACTGGGCTTTAACTTGTTCGATAGGTAACACAGCGCCTCCTTCGGCTTTGCGAATAATTTGTTGCTTGCCTTCTTTGCCACCAATGTAGTAGCCGTTGTGACCAGCTTGCTTGATGGCGCTCTGAATGCGTGGGTCTTCAATAAACTTATAGCTACCCTGCGACAACACGCTAGCTAAGTGTTTAGCCGCATCAGGGATCTGATTGAAGTCTTTATGCTTGGCGGCAATGCCAGCTACGTTCTCAACGTGTTTGGGGTTCTCATAATCAAATGTACTCACGGCTCCGCCTTGGGCTTTGTGGATGACGCCGCCTTTAGCATACGAATCACGCTCACCGTATGTTGGCTTATGCGCCAGCACCAGTGGGCCAATCTGCACAACGTGCTTGGCATGCGTCACAGGCTTCATCGTCTTGCGGTCATAGAAGTAGCCATGACGCCTTGGATCCATGCCCACCTGAACATAGTCTTTGTGGTTCAGGTTCTTCTGCATGTGCTCGACAGCCTCGTCTTCGCTCATGTGGTGAAGCTCACCCTTAATACGTGCGAACGGTGACTTGTTCTGCTCACCAGTGGCAACCTTAATCGCTTTGCTTGGGCCAGCATCAAACGTGGCGTTCTTTACCGACGACACTGAACCATACGATGTGTTGCGCTTGTCGTCGCCTTTACCTTCTTCATCATGGATGGAGTTAACCCAAACGCCGTGATTCTCGTATGCGGGAATGTCCAATCGCAGACCGACCTTGCGACCAGCAGGCCACTGCTCATGACCACGCCAATGGGGTTTCTTATTCTCCATCAATGCACGGTCAGCATCCTCGTCTGACGCAGGCTGTGGTACGAACTCATATGGCTTGACAGGCTTGTGCTTGGCAACCACCTTGTCGTAAGCCTCGTGGCTCATCTTGCCCTCTTCGACCTTCTTAGCCGCCGCTTCCATCTGAGGGATCTTGCGCATCAAGTTCTCATCTTTGACGGTGGGGCGTACCTCGACCTTGCCACCCTTCGCCAGTGCTTGGCGCATCTGATCTATTGTAGGTTTCACTGCTCCACCTTTAGCTTTATGTATTACCTTACGCGACACGATACCGTGGCCCACGTCGCGCTCCTCTTCGTACCGCACAGGATCATGCATAGGGTACAAGTGTTTGGTCGGCGTATTGATGTCGAACCGCGATCCCTTGGGGACTAAGTGGTCACCCTCCATCGCACGGAACTGCTTCTGGTTCACCACCTTCGGCTCACCAATAGTAACCTCACCAATAGCCTTAGCCTTGCCTTCACCAGTGCGGACAATCGCCACGCGCTTACCAACGTATGGGCGCAGTGTGTCGCTGTTGCGTGACTCAAGGGTCTTATGCCCATCGACAATCATGTCAGCGTACCTCAGCCCTGCCTTGGTATCGCTCGCTACATTGATGCCCATAGGGGGCTTGCTTGGGATCATGGAATGTCCTTCATGAATGCCGCCCATTATGCCTTCACCATCATGGCACGTCTACAACTTATGCGTTGTAAGTTACGTGTCAGGTGGAGTTGTTGCCACTTAGACTGCATATGGGTTCTCACGTCCACGCGCACGTTTGTTGTACTCGTCTGCGTCGTATATGTCGTCCTCGTCCAGATCCTCGCGGGGTGGTGCATCAATGCTGATCCAGCCTGCGTCACGCATGTACCGCAAGCCCTGTGAGATGCAGTCAACGAACTCGTCGTGCGCCGTCTCAGGGAATGAGCATATCTGGCTGACCATGCCTTCAGCCCAGTCCCTCACGAATCCCTTGCGCTTACTGCTCTCAGGCACCCACACACGCCCTGCGCGGATAATGTTGGACACAATGCTTAGGCGCTGGGTCTTGTCCGCTCTGCCGGGGTTATATCCAATCACGGGCAGGTGCGCCCGTTGCAAATCTTGTATAAGACTGATACCAGCGGCTTTGTCCTCGACCAGCAGTAGGTCAACACGCTTCTTCTCTTTGCCTTCACCGTACACCGACTCAAACTCGTCAATGATCTTGGGGCGCAGATCTGGGTAGGTCAGCTTCTCTTGCCAGCAGTCGATCACCATGACGCACATGCCACCGTCTAGGGGCTTGTACGCGCCCAGTGTGATGCACCCAGTGGGGTCGTTAGCTTCACCGTCTTTGTAGCCACAGTCGTAGCTCTGGATAATGAACTCGAACTTGGGGAACGGCTTGTTGTTGGGCCACAGCTTGAACCATTCCCTCTTGACAATACCACCCTCTTCTGGGTCGATGATCTCAGCGTGGATCTCCTGCCGGCCTAGGTTCGTACCCTCGTACTGCAGGATCTGCTTCTGGAACGACGGCGCCAGATTCTTCATGTTGCTGTACGTGCTGGCGCGTGTGATCACCACGTCGTCACCCTCACGCTCGATCAACTCCATCACCACGTCCTTAGGCTTAGGTGTCGTCGAGCATATGAGCTTGGTGCGCTGGCCTAGTCGTATACCGAACTGGATCATGTCCCACGACTCGCGCAGGTACTCCCATGCCGCTAGCTCGTCCAGCCAGCCACCGTGGAACTGTGGGCCCCGGAAGCGCTCTGGCTCCGACGCTGGGATGCCCTTAATGAAGCTCCCATTGATCAGGTGGATCTCATGCAGGCTGGAGTTGTACTTGGCTATCAGCTTCTCAGGGATCACCTTCATGAGTCCTGAGTCACCTTCAAAGCAAACCCCCTTCAGGTCACCCGACGTTGGGGCTGACACCAGCCACCGTGTGTTGGGTTGCTCCCATGCCCACCACGCAAGTGTCTCAGCCGCCGCTCGCGACTTTCCGGCGCCCCTGCCTGCCAAAATTAACCAGCATGTCCACCAGTCACCCGTAGGCTCGATCTGGTGCTTATGCGCCTGTTGGCCCAGCCACTTCAACTGCCAATTGATGACAGCCTGCTCAGTGGGATGCAGGGTTTCAAATTCCTTTTTGATGCTGGGATCGTCCAGCACTGCATCCAGTGCGCTCATTCGGCTTGGCGTGACATCTTGATTGACTTAAGCAACTCACCGAACACGTTCACGTTGTGCTCAATCACCAATGGCTTGTTGTCGTCACCCACATGCTCCTGACGCGCCAGCTTGGGTATGTGGTACTCCACCACCGACTGGAACATGTCAAACGCTTTGGCTGGGTTCGGTGGCACCACGTACTCATGGCCTACTGGGTTGCCCTTGTCATCCAACACCTCAACCTTCACACCCTGAGCAACTTGGTCAAGCCATCCAGTGAGTCTGTGAGCGTTTCCATCAACAAATGAGGCTATGGCCTGTCGCGCTTCCGTTGACGCCTTGTTGGGCGTTCCAGCTACCCTGCCGCCTGTTTTCTTGCCTTCCATGTCATGCTCC